AATAAACAGTAAAACTTGGCTTGTTTACAGTAACAGCTTCATTATCTGATAGAGATGCTACTAGATTTGGTGATATTGTTACTGTAACTGCACCACCTGATGCGTTAGCATCTTCAGAAACCATATATACTTTAGAATGATTGGCAAACTTAATTAAATCACCAGCTTTTAAAGCACCTGTTGTTTGTGAAAATCCATCCATAGCAATTGTATTATCGCCTGCTGAATGAACACCATTAACTAATATATCTGTTTCTGATTTACTTGCACCTAAATTATCTATTGGTGCTTGTATAGTAAAGTCCTCAAAAGAACCTTTTTGTTTTTGTAAAAATGCAAATACCTCTTGAGCCTTATCTTGTTCTAAAGGTGGCATTGCAACTGTAAAAGAAAAATATTGACTACCTATTTGTCTGACTTGTTTTTTACCTGATAAAGTCTGATTAATTAATGTAGGTCTATTATCTTTAAAATTTAAACTTCTAAAATTTGGGTCTGTAGGAAATTGTCCTGCCATTATACTACTCCCATCTTGCCTTGATTATTCATGGCGTTATTTATGATTGATGTTATCAATCCTTTTCTTGATGCTAATAACTGGTCAAATCCAGCAGCATCTACTGTTGATATATTAAAGTTGACTGTTGGTGCTGATTGGCCTCCCATTTGATTGTTAGGAATAATATTACCATTACCTGAAGGTACGAATAATTCAGGACCTCTTTCTCCAACGATATAAGGAGTATTTGAGTTAACTGGACCGCCTGAAGCTCTCCCAAATATAGTGCTGAAGTAATCACTAAATCCTGATGTCATTGGTTTCAATATTGCTTCTTGTATAGCAATCCTTAATAATTGTTCTATTACATAATTAGCAAAATCTTTAAATGCTAATTTTCCATTTTTAAGTGAATCTACAATTGAATCTTCAAATTTTTTCATTGATGAAACACCTAGTTTACCTAATGCCTCATCTGTAGCTCCAATTGAATTTTTAAAATCTTCCATACCAACAAGTAAAGGTGTGGTGGGTGTATCACTGTCTCCCCCGTTAGTTCCTGTTAAATTATCTTGAGCTTCTTTTGTTTTTTGCAGCTTTTCAATAACTTTATCTAAAGCATCTCCAGTTAGATTAGCCATATCAATAAATGTAGTAGATGATTTATTACCTAGGTCAACAACCTCACTACTTAATTCCATTATTTTTAATTTTGAATCAATAATTTCTTGTCCAAAATCTTTAAATAACCCAAATAAACTTTGTCTTACTTCAAGTGTTTTTAGTTTTGTTTCAATTAATCCATATTGAACAGTTTTAAGACTCATAGTAATATCAGTAATAAAATTATTCATTGAGTCTAAGAAATTAGCTATTCCTAGAACTAAACTTTTTACACCATTAACTATTCCTACAGCTATTTTAATACCTAATTTATCAAAACCACCTGCTTCTGATTTTGTTTTTGTTAAAAACTCAGTAAGATCTTTCGATAAATCTTGTAATACAGGTAAAAAAGCACCAACAAGATTTTGTGTAATAGCTGTAAACTGTCTTTTAATTATATTTAACTGATCATTAAATGCTTCTGCTTTTTTTGTAGTATCTGAACTAATTAATATTCCAAGATTTTCAGCTTCATCAAAGAATTTTTTAAGCTCAGCTGATCCACCTTTTAAAGTATTAACTAAAGCAACACCTTCAGAGTCAAAGAATTTAAATGCTAATCTAACTCTTTCACCTTCAGAAGATGTATTAGCTAAACCATCTGCAACATCAAATAATATATCTTGTATATCTCTTGCTGATCCGTCAGCATTTTTAAATTCAATACCTAGTTGTTGTAATGCTCCTTTAGCTTCACCAGTACCTTTAGCAGCTTCAGCAACTCTACGTATAAATCTTTGCAGACCCATATCTAAGGTTCTAGTTTCTATACCTGTTTGCTCTGCAGCAAATCTCATTTGTTGTAAGAATTCTACATTTACACCTAATTTTGAAGCTGTTTTACCTAAAGTATCTAATGCATTAACATTAGCTTTTGTAAAAATAGCAATAGTACCAGCAGCCGCAGTTGCGGCAGCACCAATACCTAAAACAGCTTTAGAAGTTACTGCAGCAGTTTTACCAGCAAAAGATAAACTTTTATTTAACTGGTTGAAAGCAGCTTTTGTATTATTTATAGCTGTAAATGTAAATTTAACCTTTTGTGCCATTGTCTCTTTTCTCTTGTGCTAACTCTAAGTAAGCAATCCACCCTTGATATTCTTGGACACTAATTTCTTGAAGTTCCTCTAAAGTTTTTCCAAGTTTTTCTGCTAGTGCATATTGCACATATAAATTAGCATCCTTTATTAGTTTTTTTTCGTTTCCTCAATAGGTTCTTGTCCCATAATTTCTTGTGCGACACGCATTAATACTTCTCTATCAACGTTATTTAATAAAGCGTTTTTATCTGCTAAATCAAAAAGTTTATCCCCATCATTGTTAAGTGCTTTGTAAATAAGAACATAAGCCATCATTGTTAAATCATCTTCTTTACTCATTTTATAAAGTTTAGAAGTTTCAGCTAACGTTAATGGCTTACTGTATATTTTAAGAGGTTGATTATCTTCACCCCATTCAGGCACTTCGATCACTTTAACATCTTGCTCTGCAAAATGTTTCTTTGCGTTATCTATTGCTGACATAGTCTTATACTGTTGTTGATGTTAGAGCGCCAGTTCCTTGAACTGAAACACTAGCTTCAACTAATCCATCAAATGATGCACTTCTTGAAACGCCAGTAACAATAGCTGTACCAGTATAATAAGTATCACCTGATGTATCGCCTTCAGGATATACATTAAGAGTTACTTCTGAGCCAATAGTTAAAGCACCTTGACCACTAGTATCAGTCTCATCCCAAAATACATCTAAACTTCCTGAGAAAGAAGTCAATGATGACTTATAAGTTCTAGCAGAATCACCCATTGAAGTATCTTCTAAAGTATCAGCAGATTCTTCGATTGAGTAAGACCTAATTTCAGCTACAGCATTAGAACCGACTTTAACAGTTCCTTCACTTCCTTTATGTGTTGCCATTTTCTACCTCGTCTTTCGACTTTTTCTTAGAAGAAGGTTTAATTTTATCTTGCGAATGGACTGCTTCCTCTTTCCAACCCATATTCAATAAAGACTCAACCTTAGAAGGGTGAGCTTTTATAGAAACTTTTCCGTCAGGACTAATCATTTTCATAATTGTCTCCTATACTGCTACGTCAGGATTTTGTTCCTGAACATAATAATTAGTTAAAAATGTTAAGGTTGCATATCCAACAGGTTGCTCACCTTCACCGTTATATTCTATTTCTGTACTTTCTAAATATATATCTTTAGTAAGTCCATCTAAAGTTGTATCTGCTGCTATTGCAACTTCAACCTCTTTACTTATTGTATCAATTGTATCATCAAAATTAGTTGTTGTTTTTGCATATATTTCTACAATGACTGATAAATTTCTTGAAGACAATCTATTAGTTCCAATAACAATTGGTTCAGATTCTTCATTCTTTGTATAAATAACTAAAGCAGGAAGATTACCAGCTTCTAAAGGATATACTCTTGATTCATATATATTAGATCCTGTAGTTGTTAAGCCTGTTAACGTAGTCCCTACTTTTTCTCTTATTTGTTGTCTTACATGATTTGCCATTATATTTCCTCAAGCATTAATTCTGTAAAACCTGTTTTATCTTTTTGTACATTCACAACTTTATATGATTGTGCAGCTTTTAATATATTACCATCTACATCTTTTACTGCAGATACTGCTAATGTATCTCCATGCAATACATTAGGTACATCAATGCTTCTACAATATGCTGTAGGTTGATTACCTTCAATACCTATACCATCATCATCTTCTAAATACTCATCATTAAGAATTATATTTATTGTAGATTGTGCGTCTTGATAATTAGTATATATAGCGCTTAAACCATGTCCGTAATTTATATCTAAATATGATGACATATCTTCTTCAGTTTCTAAATTATATTTAGACATTATTGCTCCTCCAATACAACTTCAACCATACCTACATTATCAGGTTTTACATTTTTTACTAAGAATGTTGTTTCAGGAACTAATGTACTATTATTGTTTGTAGTTATTGCATCAATAATAATTTTATCATTTTGTGAAATATATGGAACATCTGAATGTTTTATAAATGCTTTTGGTTGAAAACCCTCAACAGAAACACTGCCTGTATCAATACTAAAATATTCTTGATCTATAATTAATTTAATAGTATAAGCATCTCCTGAATCAATATCAAACCAAGTATCAATTAATCCTTGTCTTGCATCCCATAGTGATGATTGTACTTCGAAGAATGTAGCAGTAACTCCGTTACCAGTCGTAGTATCGACATAAGAATTAAAATCTGCTGCACTCTCTAAAGGCATAATTTATTTTTTAGCTCTAGTTTTAGGAGCTTTTACTTCTGAAGTTTTTAAACCTACGCTTCTATCTTCTTTTTTTGCTTTAGGTTTAGCTGTATAAACTTCAGCTTTTCCATAACCACACAAAGCATGACCTTCATGCTCCGGTAGTTCTACTATATCACCAGCATGTACTCTAGAACCGCCAGCAACTGTATCTGTTAATATTTTATATTTTTTCATATTTAAGTTGGGGGTATTACTACCCCCATTCCATTTAAGCATCAGTTAATTAGTCAGATGATTTACAGAAAGATACTGCATGTCTTACAGCAACATCAACAGTTTGTAGAGCAACAATTCTTACTCCACCTGAAGTTGATAATGCATAAGGATCAACAGTAATATCTAAACCACCGTACATACCAATTAATAAGTCTGCAAAGTTACCAAAGTAGAAGTCACCGCTTGTTACTTGATTACTTCTGATTACATTATAGCCGTTCATGCTATTGTCAGGAGAAACAACAAACTGAGCAGTACCAGTAGCCTTTTCAGTTGTTTTTAAAGTACCAAAGTCAGCAGGTCTACAAATGTAACCTAAAGAACCATTTAAAGCATTGTCGTTAGCAACAGCACTTTCCATAGCTACGATCTCAGCCCATGTTGGGTTAGCAGCAGCGAAAGTTGTAGTGTTAATACCTGTAGTATTAGCAATACCTGTTGGCTGACCACTTGAACCTGAACCAGCTAATGCACCTAAATCAATAGCAGTAGCTATAGATTGTGTTAGGTCATCTCTAATTAAGTTCTCAACATCTAAGCTAGATTGTTGTAGTAATAGTCTGGTAGCATCAGTAAAAGCACCGATTACTTTAGGAGACATGGTTACTGAACCTGAAGTAAATTCACTTTCAGAAGCAGCATTACCTTCAGTTGCAATCCAACCAGCTGATGAAGCAGCAGTCTTCTTCGGAATAACAATATTCCCTTGAAGTCCTCTGAGCATGGTCGCTCCGGCTTGCATAACACTTGAAGAGTTACGTAATACGTCGATAAAATCGCCCGCTCTGTAATCTTCAGCTACAAGAGTTGAATCATCAGATGTATTGATGTCTCTTTGTTTCCAGTTTCTTAATACCTCAGCAGGTAACATGATACCTTGAGCATCTTTACCATACTGTCTTGCAGCAGCAGCAGAACATTCGAATTCGAATTCTGCATCTTGCTGAGCTCTTCTGTCAGATGGATTAGCTAAAGCTCTAATTGCTTTTACTAAGCTAAACTGTCTAACTTCACTATTGTTCATACCAATCTCAGCAGTCTCTAGTGGTTTATCATTAGATATTTCATTTAATAATACACCTCTAAAATCTTCAACTGATATACCTTCTTGAATCGCCTTGTCAGCTAAATCTCTTTTGTTGTGTTTAACAGCTAAGTCTATAATTTCTTTTGAATTTCTTTTAAATTCAGCTTTAGCTTCTTCAACAGATTTTGATCTAACTTCGTCAAGGTTGATTTCATTTTTAACTTCTTCAGTCATAATAATTTCCTTGTTTAAAGTTTTAGAACGACCAACGCCAACGAGTCTAGATTGATCAGCTGGGACTGATACAGAAGAAACTTCCATAGGAGTCCAGTTAGCTTTATAATACGTTTCATCATTTTTGCCGTAACGTTCTAATTTGTTTATTTTATAGCCGACACTAATATTCATGCGAATACCGTCAACCACGTCTTGGAAAACCTCACGAGCTAAATCAGATCTTCCGAATCTGACCACAGCAACAGTCCTTTTTGCTGCCTCATCAAGTTTAAATTCTTCTATCACACCAATTTGCTTAGTCATATCATGATCAAGCAAAAGCGGAGCTCGTCCAGATTCTATAAATGTCATGTCTATATCATCTGCACCATGTCCTAGTACTTCCATACCAAAACTTCTTTCAACAGGTTCTTCAGAAGAAACACCGATTCTAACTCTTCTATTATCCTCATCAATATATTCTGATCTAGATAAATCAATAGTTCTATACTTAATATGTAAATCAACTACATTTCTATCTTTTTCTTCATCATCATGATAAGGGCGAGCAGAATCATTTATTTCTACATCATCACCTTCCACATCCTCATGTTTTGCGAATTCGACAATTACTTTATCATCAGTCTCGCTGACATTGAGGATATGTCTATCTTCTTTATTCATAGCTTTCTCCTCTTTATTGTTAGATAAAGGATGTTTTTCCAACTCGTTAGAGTTGAAATCGTTAAAATCCCTAATGGGATTAATCTTTGTTAAGGTGCTAAATTTATGACCTACTTCAATTTCAGTAGATTCGCCACCTCTATAAACTTGTATTAATGCTGCAGGATCATCTTCTGTTCCTGTAATTGTTAATGAACTGTTTGGAATATTAATCTTTCCATCTCTTTCAATTTTTAATATTTTACCTCTTGCTCTTCCGCCTGAAGTATCCCAACTTACAAAGTCTCCTACTTTTAAAGCATCAGGTAAAGCTCTTTCTTGTTCTTTTTTCATTTTTTCCACCAATTTTGTTGACCAAGAATAACCTGCATCTCCGCCCCATAAAGCCCATGCTATTCTTCCGTTTGAAGGATAACCATCTTCACCAGGGCTAAAACCTTCTGCTTTTTTATCTACTTCATGCCTACTAAAAAAGCTATACATTCTTTTTACAGTATCATCAGATAGATTTTCATTAGCTACAATTTGTCTTGCTCTTGTAGCACCTACTCTTGTTCCACCTCTTCCAAACTCTTCACGCCAATCTAAACCTCTTTGAGCTTCAGTTTTCATTCCATCGTTAGGTTTAGCCATCTTCATCACCACCTTGTATATCAGGTTCTACAGGTAACTTAATACCAAAAGGTTGGAAAGCTGTTTTGATTCCATATTGTTCTGCAAGTTTTTGTTCTCTTTCATGTTGTTCAAATAATTCTTCAACATCTCTGCCGTAGTTAGCTTGTACATCTTGATAAGTAACTAAACCAGATTGCATACCATTTATAGATGCATTCATCTCTTTTTGAGGATCAACCCACTGGAATGATCTGCCAATAAATATTGTATTGTCTGCAAACTTATCATATTTACTCATTGGTAGAGGTATATTATTTGCAGGATTCATTACGATAGCTCCTGTTGATATAGACATTTCTAACCATTTTTCAAATACAGGTCTCATAAAATGATCAATCACAAACTTTTGATATACTTTATACATTTCTCTATCTTCAAGAGCTCCAGCTCTTAATGAGCTGTAATTAACAGAGCTTAAATCATTAGTTAATGCATGATAAGAAATATTTAAACCAGATGCTACACTTCTTAATACACTAGTTGTAAATGAAGAAAATGCTGTACTAGGGTGATCAGGATCAAATGATTTAAAATCCATACCAGCAGGAAGCTGCTCAAAAGAACCTGCTTGAGCTTCCATAATAGGAGTAAAAGTATCTTCCAAATCATCACCTACATATCCATCACCATCTGGTGAAGTGAAAAATCCCATTTTAGAGGCAGATACACGAGCCGCTGTTATCTCTGCTTCTAAATAACCATTAAGCATTTTTATGTTTGGCATAGCTGCAGCTGTAAAAGGAACACCTCTATTTTGTTCAGCTCTGCTTGGTAGATAAGCATGAATAATTTCATTTGCAGGAACTCTTATATGTTCTTTAGGTGACATATAAGTATTATCATAAGGGTGATTTTTAAATAGCCAATAAGCAACGGGTTTATCGTTTTTGTCTACCTCAACACCCATTTTAATTCTATTTTTTGTTTTAGGATTTACTTCATTTTTTGTTTCATCTAAATGATCAGCTTCTAAAAACTGTAGTTTATATCCATATTTAGAATCTGTTGTTTGTACATGTCTTATTAAAACCTCACCATCTCTTGCTAAACATTCAACAAATAACTTTTGACAATCAATAAAAGATTGTCTACCATTTAAAGTACAGTTACCCATTTTTGACCATTTAATAAATTCAGTCTCTATAACTCTATTACCTATAATATCTAATGATCCGTCTGTATTTCTTGCTTTAACACCTAATCTAATTCCATTAGAACCAATAATATTAGAAACCATAAGATTTAAATATCTAGCAACAAAAGAATCGTTTCTTGCTAAATCTCTACTTCTTTCTCTTAATATTCTTAATTGATTTTTGATTTCAGCATCAGCTGAAGTACTTGAAGCTCTGAAGTCTTCAAATAGTCTACCTGTACTTGCTCCTGCATATTTTCTATACATTGGCGCTTTACGTACTTTTTTATTGCTTCTTCCTATTATTTTGTCATACCAAGCCATATTTAAAACCTAATTTTGATTGTATTACCGGAATCTTTATTATTTTTGATTCTTGCTTTTTTAACTTCTTTTAAATATTCAGCTTTATATCTATCTCTAAACTGTAATAATTCATCTATAGTTAATCTTGACAATGATCTGCCAGCAATACTCATTGAACTTTGATCCATTGTTGCTCTATTTTCTATAACGGCCTCAATAGCATCAAGTACTTTTTTTGCATGTGATCTTACAGATGTTGATACTGTTGCATAATTTTCTTGTATTTCTGTAAAACCTTCAGATATTTTAATTCTTGCAGTATCAGAAGATCTTGTTATATATGCAATCCAGTTATATTCACCAGCTGTATATGATGTAGTATTACTAACTTCAATAATATATTCATTATTAGATTCTGTAGCAGTTAATGAAAAATTAGATGCAGTTGAACCATCAACTAAATTGAATTCATAAGATAAAGCATAAGATGCAGTTGGGTAGTCGGTGGATAAGTCTGTCCTCTTCCACGCCCAAAAATCTCCTAACTGCAACTCATTAGGTTCTGTGTCTAGATAGTTAGTACTATCGAATTTATTGGCCATAAATAAATAATAGTTTTTTTGATTATACTATTATTTATATCATGAAATACCTTGATTTGTAATTATTTTCAGAAAGATTATTTTACCTTTAAAACCCATAAACAGTTTCTACTTTCAGCTGGAAACATAGGAGCCATTAAATTACTTAGTATATTTGTATCAAAATATTCACTTACAGTTTCAAAATATTGCTTTTGCCAATCATTCATTAAAGGTTTATAATCTCTAATTGATGCAAATGTTCCATATTTATTTTCAATAGTAAAATATCTTTCTAATATATCTTGTAATTCAAAATGATCAAACTCACATATCTCACCATTAATAATATGATTAGAAGCAGCTCCTACTTGTTCATCATAATTAGGTGTTGACAATAAAATCGTTGTATCTTCATTAGCGAACTTACACATATTTTCTAAAAATATATCTGCATTCTTTTTACCAATGTGTTCTATTACTTCAAAACTACAAATTAAATCATAAGTTTCACCTGTAGGTTCTATATCTGAACATAAATCTAATTGTTCAAATGATGCCCATTCAACATTTTCATATTTTTCATTAGCATCAGTCATTGTTTTTTCTCTTACATCAACTCCTAAATACTTTTCGCATTTAAATCTATTTCTGTAAAATACTTCTAAACAACTACCTGTTCCACAGCCCCAATCTAATACTTTCATTCCTATTTTTGCTCTTTTTAGAACATGGGTCCATCTAAGATAATGTGCAAATTGATCACGATGATAAATATGTCGCTCCATTGCAGTATCTGGGTTTAATTGTGTTGTGTTATATTTTTTCATAGTATACTCCTTGTTGTGAAAAAATCTGATCAGCAAGATTACAACTATCTTGCCAACGTTGATTTGATTTATCTGATATTTGAGCGATCACCGCTTTTACTCCTACTTGACACAAACCTTTTGCGCATTCATGACAAGCATGTAAACCATAAATAAAGATTGTAGAACCTTCTAACGATACACCATTTAATGTAGCATGATAAATACAATTCATTTCTGCGTGTATTGTGTATTTGTATTTTTGTTCTCTATCTTCATATAAAGCTAATTTATCTGGAAACTTTCTTGGGAAACCATTGTAACCTTGTGATAATACTTGACCTTCATTACCTATAGCTACAGCTCCAACTTGTGTAGAAGGATCTTTGCTCCAAGTAGATATTTCTTTTGCAAGATTTAAATATCTATTTTTCCAAATGTTTGAAATGTCTTTCATAAATATGTAAGTTTTGTACTTGCCAATAAATAACTCCTGAATCATAACTTAAGTCATCGCTTAACTTATCTAGAATATATTTATGCCAAGCATAATCATTTTTAAAACCATAAACAGCATCATTAGACCTCATCTGCACCACACAATCAACCTTCTGAGATAAGGAGTTAATGTAAAAGCTAACCGCATTAGTGCAGATAAAATCGTTCTTGCCGTTATCTTGATATTCTTCCCATATACTAGGTCTTGTATAAACCATAGTTGCTCTCCTTGAATTACTGTTATTCTGTAACTCCTCTTTAGCATTTATA